GTTTCCCAGTCACGATCACGGTTTCGCCTTCGTGGTCCACGTCTCCGGTTGCCGGATCAATAACAGAATCAGTCGTGTAAGTCAGCGTCACCGCCTCGCCGAAGCGCTGCAATAGTCGTTCAGCTGTGGCTATCGATGTTGCGGCGGTCATGCGCGAGCAATCGGCACCTCAAAGCCGGACACGCTGATAATGTCGTTCATCAGATTTTCAATGGTGGCGTAGCTGTCTGATCCTTTATATTCGCTACCGTAGGTCGTTGACTCAGAGATAACGTCTACCTTTTCAATCTTGGAGCGCACGCCTTTTGTATATGTTGGGGCCAATATCCCCGGCGTCACCAACTCAAGTAACGCAGCCTCAGCATTGGCGCTGATCAGATTCGGCGGGATTTCATCATCCTCGAAATCGTAATCGTCGGCATCCACGGCATCCTTGCGCGGCCATGCCATCGCTTGCGCCTTAGTAGCCTTGTATCCGGTGAATCGATGCCGATACCGGCCATCCAGGGCTTGCGCCGCCCGAATGATCGCCGCCTCTTTATCTTCGTCGTCGCCGGTCCACGTCGCGTTTCCACGCGCGCTGTGATAATCATCACAATCGGGCAGGCTGATATAGGCATTGGCCGATGCCGACCCTGCGGTCACAACAATCGTCATATCACTTCAACCATGCGATGTTTGAGTTGCCGGAATACTTCGCGTTTGCCGACTAGCAGTTGCGTTCCTATCGGCCATTCTCGGCCTCGGATCGTGGTCGGATGACGGACGATGATTTGCACTTCATCATCGGATCGGAGAAGCGCATCCGTATCAGGCGGGACATATTTCGGCAGGCGACCTTTTCGACCCGGCCATACGCTTGATAATGGACCAATCGCTCTGATTTCACAGTGTAGAAACTCGCGGAAGGATTCCACTTGACGCATGGCCCAGCCTGCGCCGTCAAATGCGTCCATGCCGGCCAGAATGACCGGATGCGCGCCCATCAATTGAGCAATCCATGCTGCCACCAAACCCGATTGCGGATTGCGAGGTTGCAGCGGCCACTGGCCTAGAAAAATATCGCCGTCATGCGGCGTAATAATCGGCGCGTCTGAACACGCCTTCAGTACCTCACGCATGGGGCGGCGAGTCTTGCCATGTACGGCGTCCATCGCCACGATGTAATCGACATCCCGAATCTTTGCGCCGTGTTCGTTGGCGCTGATCCAGATGTCGGCTTTCAAATTCTTGATGTCCGCTTCCAGCGTCGGGCTTCCGCCCATCACGCAGATGCGTGCGCCGGGATGCTTTTGCACCAGCGCCTTTATGTCTGTCATGTTCGATCCCATGAAAAAAGCGGGCAAGGTTTCCCCTGCCCGCTATGCGACTTAGGACGCGTCAGCAACCGCCAGCACGCCAGCCGTATGCTTGATGTCGGTCGCGATCTTGCTCCAGTTGGAGCCAAGCGCGATTTCCGCATCAATCGGCGACTTGATGGCCGTGTTCCACGCATAGCCTTTCAGGCCCAGTCCGAAGGTGTAATCGGACTGGAAGGTCGTTTCGATTCGACCCTTGCCGTTCGAGGTTTCGACGTTGGTGATCAGGTCCGATGCGTCATGCACCATCGCGGCGTCTGTCACCAGACCCAAGACCTTTTCACCCTCAGCGGTGCCGGATTCCAGCAAGGCCGGCGCGTCAGTCACGACGATCCGCTTGCCCAGAATGTCAACCACCGTCACGCCTTGAGCGTTAAACAGCTCGTTGGCATTGGCCAGGTTCAGGCCAATCAAGCCGTGGTAGGTCGAGCCTGACATTACGTCAGCAACGATCATCGAGCTGTGGTCTCCAAACTTGGCGTGCGCGTTATTGATGTCCTGATAGGACAGCGGGCCGGTCGCACCGTCATACGTGGTGTTAGACCCTTGCGCCTCGACCGCCGACACCAATGCCTGGATCGCGGTATTCAGCATATCTTGCATGATGGACTCGGCCATATTGCGGGAAATCACCTCGACCGCTTCCGCCGGGGATTTTTGAACCCAAGTCAATTGGGCCGGCTCCCACAAGATGGGGCCAAAACCACCAGCAACCTTGACGCTGTTGTGCTGCAATTGCGCCAGAGCGGTGCTATTGACCGAAGCGTTGGATTCGTAACGGTCAACCCGACGACGCGAGCTGTGAATGCCCTGCCACATGGACTGTTGCAGGAAGTCACCAGTAAAACCTTCAGTGGTCAGACGAATCGAACCAGCCGAAGCCTCGTTAAACTTTTCAACCATCTGCGCCAGGGTTTCAATTGTTGCGTCCTGGACGTACTGATTGAACACTTTCATGTTAGTAAGTGCCATTTGAATACTCCTTAAGAATTACGATTGGAGTCCAGGGTATTTGCTGCGGATGGCTGCGAGCCTCTCCTTTTGGGAGCCGCCGAAGTCACCCTTGGACGAATGATGGATACCGCTGCCCGAAGCGCCACCGCCCGACGCTGAAGCCGGGAACCAATGGGGGGCTTTTTCTTTCATGTCCGTGAACCACTCTTTGAGCGTTAAGGGTTCGCCGTTTACGTTGGTGATGTCGTCGCCAGCGATCACGTTGTCCTGATCGTCTAGTTGAAACATCGAACGCGCGCGGATCACCGCATCTTCGATTGCGTGTTTATGGATACCCGCCTCGCTCGCTGCTGCCATCACCTCACGGTCAATGGCTTTTGCGACCAAGCGCTGGGATCGCTCGCTTGCTTTCTTCAAAGCGTCCTCAGCGGTGCTTACGCGTTTGTCGGCTTCTGCCTTCATTCGCTGCGTCCGCTTGTTCAGAACCTCATCAATCTTTCCTTCCTTGATCAGGCTGGACTCTTCGTCATCCGCAAACCGCTTGAGAATCGCGCCGATGGCTTCGGGATCAATCCCGTCAAACGCCTTCAGCTTCTCGGAAAGCTCTTTCTTTTCCAGTTTGATAGCGGCATTGGTGTTCTTCAGACCCTTGGTCGCTTCTGCAACTGCCGAGTCGATTAACGCCTTTACCTCTGGCGTGATTTCTGGCTCATTACCGCCATCGTCTCCGCCTTCTCCACCTGAACCTTCATCGCCCTCCGGGGCGCGCAATACGTAACGCTGCTTGAACATGATTGCCCTCCTGGGCGCTTGGTCGGCTTCTGCCGCACATAAAAAAGGCCCAGCTCCTGCCAGGCCTGGGAACAAGAAAGCCCGCACAGGGCGGGCTTCATTGGTGAATCAATTCAATCTATGCGAGCACGACACGCTCGCCGTTTCTGTGGCAGTTGGCACACAGATAAACCTTCGTGCCGCCAACCATCCTTCCATTGCGCAAGACCATCCCGATCTTGGCCTCGATCACTTCACGGCCTGAGCATCGGTGACAGCTCACCATCGCGTCAGGCTTTGGGTGCGCCTTGAGTCTCTTTCTGACCCGATCCTTCGGGGTATCCGGCGCAGGCTTGCCGGGCAGGATGTGGATGTCGGCCATTGGCCAATTATGCGCTTACGCCAGCCCTCGCAAAAGCTTCAGAATCTCTCGCCTTCAGCTCATCCAGTGTCAGGAATTCACCCTTGCGGTTGTAAAACCGCTCCATCGGAATCTTGCCCTGACGGAACAGGCGACCTCTGACTGGCCCCAGAACATCGTCCTGACGTGCCGCTGACTGCTTTGAAAGCCACTGGTTGAAGTTCAAGTCTGCCGGAACCTGGCCGTCCATGCTGGACTGCGTTGACGGGCTGAAATCGTCGATATCAAGCCCCAGCTCGCGGAATGACTTCGTGACCGGCGTCGCGGTTGATCGGCACCCGAAGTGCGCCCTTCCAGGTCCGTTTCGCCAAGGCATTTGATGCCCGATTGGCTTATGCGTGTCAGCGGTGTACCGTTTTCCTGACCTTGCTCTGCAAATCTCCGTTGTGCGCGTGTCCAGCGTCGAAAGCCATTGCACAGCCTTTACGACATCAGTATTGGCTTCGTAAAACCGATCCCTTGTAAATGCCGCCATGTGGCCAACCGCAGTGCGGGTAATGATTTCCGCCTCGCGCCTGCCGATATCCAGAATACCGTCCTTGTACTGTCTGGCGCGCGTCCCACGCAATCGCCGCATGATTTGACTGATCGATTGATTCTCGACGTAGCCCAAGCGGATCGCATTTCGGACTTTGGTCATTCTGTCCGGCGGCAGTTTTTTTGCCCAGTCGGATAACAGCCCGCCCTGAAATGGTCTTGAAAGCGCCGCCGTATAAACCTGCTCAGCGCTGATATTGGCAACCGTAACGCTGGCCAGAACCGCATCAGGGATAACTGTTGTCATTGCCCGGTGCTGATATCCAGCCTCGTACCTGGCTAGCTCTTTGAGTTCTCCCGGAAGGTCAAGCTCCATCCAGCGATAGGCTGCGATGTTGGTGTTTCTGGCTGCGAATAGAACCTCTTCCAATCTTGATATGGTGAACGAGTTTGCAGGCAGTCTCTGCAATGCACTTTCGATCTGCGTCAACAGGTCGTTGTCGGCCCGATTGAGCAACGCAATCATTCGGCGCACAACGCCATTACTGTATCTCTGTAAATCTACTGCGTGTCTTACTGCCTCGTTCGCGAGGTCTTCATTAACCGACATCGCTCAGCGCCGGCCCTTCCGCCTCGACAGCTTCTAGCTCTTCTTCAATATCAATGTCGGGTGAAATAATGCTGCGGCGCTGCTGCTCTCTCAAAGCCGTCTGCCTGCTGATCAACCCGCCCTGTTGCAACTCAATGATGATTTGCGCGGATGCTTGGGACAGTGAGAATGCGCTGAAGTCTTTGTATAGAGAAACCGTTCCGCTTTGAGGCAGATTCGCGAATTGCGCAGTGAAATAAAGCGCCAGGTTTAACGAGTCTTCAAAGTCCTCAGTGATGCGCTGCAGGTCTGATTTATTCGCTTCTGCATCGTTTGCGGCCTCGGTCGCGGTACGGGCGCCAGGCTTGGCCACTAGCAGCTCCGCACCGGTCTGAATCATCTGCTGTTCTAAATCTTCCAGTGACGCCTTGCCTGCGCTGATCGCTGCACCTGAATGCTCTGCAAACTTGATGTCGGCACCTTGCGGAAGTTTGATCGCTGTCGATCCGCCCACCGTCAAAGTCGTCTCAGGGTCTGCGCCAATCATCGCCAGAATGGGAACGCGCGCGACGTGAAGAATCGTGTCCTGATCGCTCTGTGACTGCCAGTGCTTGACGTTCAGATATGCAAGATCAGTTAACGGAGACATCCCGCACATGAAAGACTTTTTGCGGCCATAGAACGGCGCAAACGGAATCTCTTTCAGCGATGTGATCCATTCCTCGACCAAGGTGGCGGATGACTTTCCACGAGACTGCGCGTCTCCGATTTTGTAAAGCTTGCCGCCGCCTCGATACAAGACCCGAACATACTCTGTTGAAACAACCCCATATTCGCCGTCATCTTCTTCGCGAATCTCGCGAATCCGAAGCTGGGTCAGAACTTCCTGACCTCCGAGCCATTCTGTGCGCCAACCCAAAATCTGATCGTGTTTTATGTGTATCCAGTAAGGCCGCGCGCCCATTGCACGCTCATCAGCTTGAGTTTGCGCTGCACCTTCGGTCCTTGGGTAATCAACCAGTACGCCGGCCAGCGCGAACGCTAAAGATTCCTCGAATAACTGAGCCGAGAATGCATGGAGATTGCTCCCCATCATGTCGATATCGTCTGACCACTCCCGAATCTGACTTGGGGTTTCCTCAGAAAGCGTCGGCGCTTGGGAAAACGGCTTCCCGGTCATGACTGAAACAGTGCGGCGGTACGCTGGGAAGAGCGTGGCCACCGCAAGCCGACTGGCATACGCGTCGTCATCTTCTGCCGGCCATTGAGGCAGATACAACAAGCCTTTGGCGCGCATCGCCTTGGTGCCGCCCAGCAATGATTCGGCGATGTCCCACTCTTCGCTCATCGCCTCGATAGCGGGCGATTGCTGCCAGACGGATAAACTCATATCAAACCTCTAGTAGCTCTTTCGTCCAACCGCCCAGACTGCGAACCTTGCCGCGCAAATGCGGCTCGGCCTTCTTCCAAATTTCTTGGAATCGCTCAGCGCTTTTCCAATCCTTGTCACGACCGAAGTGCGGGCCATCCAATCCGACGCCTGCCAAGGTAATGTCTTGCGAGTACTGCAAAGACCACTTGACCGCGTAAAGCCCACTACTGCCCGAACTCTTGGTATCGATCCATTGCCACGGAAACACCACATCGACGCCCTTGGTTGCAATCGGAGCAACCATCGGTCCAGCTTTGACGCTGGCGTACTTTTCCGGGTGCAACGTGACATGCACATCAACCGGACCGAAATCAATGGCGGCCTGATTGACGCCGATCACAAAATCAAAAGACCCTCGGTCGATCTGACTCAGCTCATCCTTGACGCGATGGCCGTAGCCGATGACCAGGAACCTCATAGTCGTCGGAAGGCGTAACTCATAATATTTTCTCGACCCGCCTTGGTTTCAAAATCGGATCGCTCCAATATCTTGAATCCATGACCGCGCATCCATGCCTCGAATCCGTCATCGGTCCAGTAATAAAGATGTTCGCCGGGCCGGTAATGCTTCGATTCCCGAATCCTGCTGAGGTCGTCAAAGATTGGTAGCGATGTGAATAAATATCCCCCGCTGGGGATAAATTGGAAATATGACTCAGGCTCAGGAATGTGCTCGATCACGTCCCAGAAGCTAAAAGCCGGATATTCCATTAAGTCACTTGCGAGTTTGTCTCGCTGACGAAGCCATTCAATCGCGGCCTGATTTACATCCGTGCCATACGTATTTTGTCTTGCGTCGACGAATTCACCGGAGCCGATGCCCACATCCACCATCAGACCGACCGGACAATAGTGCCGCGCGACAAGCTCCACCCTGCCCCGATTAATGGCTTTGGCCACACTGGAGCCACGATAGCCGTCGCACTTGTCGAAATACTCACCGTCGTAACTCGCTGTCACGGTCATATCGGCCTGATATGCCACTCCTGCGGCCTCGCAAACGATCAGGTCACCATCTGGCCTTGCCAGTGCAGAGATCAACTTATCCAAGTTGCTCTAGCCTCGATACGCGCTCGTATCCGAAAACGTGGAAGTCTTCAGCGCAATGTTCTGATATGAAATCGAGTCCGGCCTGATCGCAGAACTGGGGCTTGGGGTAATCGCCCAGATAATGAGTATCTGCGTCCCTTGACGCCGGTTTCGGAAGGTTGAACCGTCGTTGCAGTAAGGCGTGAGCGCCATTCTCGTATTTAAACGGCTCGCAATTGAGTGTGTCGTGACGGATGAAATCAACTTGAGTGATCGGTATCGGTCGCGTCGCCCGGTCTTTGACAAAGGTGTAAAACGAGCGGAGCGGGGTTTCTTCAATTGGGACATCGCCCCAGCGGCGCACGAATTTCGGCGGGTCCATCATTGCGTAGACCCGATTGAATCGGTACATCGAAATCAGTCGGTTGTAGGGATTGCGAATCACCGTGAAACAGAAATGATCTTTGTAAATCTCCGGGTTATCGATGCTCGACAAGGCATTGTGCCGTTCGCCTAATCGAATTAGACCCATACCGGACAGCAAATCCCGAACAGCGGAGCCGCCGGTTTTTGGAATATGCACAAAAAGCAATTTGGGATCGTCTGCTATGTACATTTGAACCCCACAACACTGAATGCCCAATACATATCGCGCTCGCTGTGAATCACATCCTTGAACCCAAGGTCTTGCAGCATCTCTGCGGTGTCTTTTGGGTGGAACAGGTGCAGATGCTTGCGGCAGTGCTGCGGACGCCAGTAACGCATGTCTGGGTGGGGGAGGTTCAGGAACAAGACCCCGTTCGGTTTGAGCCTGGTTTTCCAGTGTTCAATGGCGGCAACCGGATTAACCAAATGCTCCAGGCAGTGACTCGAAAAGATGAAATCGTATTGCCGATCCGGCAGATTCATCGCATCCTGCCCGTCTGATGCTTCTATTGGCGTTGCACCAGGAAGCGGCCAGCGGCCCGATCCAATGTCCAGACCGTTGCCTTGGCAAAAGTGCAGGGCAACCGGCGATATGAATGTCGCTGCCCCGCCGTGTTTCAAGTAGTCCGGGTATAACTCACCGCGATACTCAAAGATCACGCCAAGCCCCTTCGTTTGAGGCTGAGTCGTTCGTTTCGGATGCGGATACTTTGCTTGCGGCGCTCCACCTCTGCGGAAAGATGCTTAATCGGCGCAACTTGATTCTTCATGGCTTGAATCATTTGCTCATCCATCCCCATAGCAAGCCGGTCACAGTTATCACGAACCCACCTGCGCTCACGGTCGGGATCGTGGCCGATGGGGTCTGAAGGATCCCCAGGTTTCCAAGCCTCGTTAACGTTGTGCGTCATGCTCTGGAAAAAATCGAAACCGGTCAGGTACACGTATCTCGGTGCACAAGAAAGGATGTCTGCAATTGCCGAAAACCCCGTGGTCGGCATATGTCCGTCCAGCATCGCCATCTTGTCGCGCAGCTCGTCCACTGATGGCACGTAGGTATCGCAAAACCACCAGCCAAGGCGTTTCTCATAAACCCATCGGTAATCGATACCGTGGAGTTTCTTTCGCCGCTCGTGCCAGGGCGAGTCAACCACCTTGCCGTTGGGCAGCTTGGAGATGCACAACATCACGCCATCGGCTTTCAGCTCCCGAGCGGTTTTCTTGATGGCGTTGCCGAAATAACTGTAGAAAACGTCGGTACGCCTGCCGGCTTCAGGACCGGTTTTGTAATTGTTGACGCGAACCACCACATCATGACTTTCGACAAATCCCGGCTCATTCTTGAGTACGCCAGGGCCGCTGCCGACAATGGCAATAGACTTGCCGGCAAACGCCTCATGAAGGCGCTCGCGGTCACAGAAATGATGCAGCGACACGTAAGGCCTCCGGGTCATCGTCGAATATGGCTTGAGACGTTGGCTGGTGCAGAATCTTTTTTGGTGTGATCTGCTTGATGTAACGTTTTTGTGACTTCGTGCCTTTGCGGCTCCACAAGAACAACGCGCGTTTATCGAACTGCTCGGCCATCGGAACCATGAAACTGCAGAAGCCGAACATGGCGTCACAGATATAGGCTAGGTCCATTAACTGGCAGACGCTGGTCTTGTTGGTCAGGTCAAGATCGACATTCCCAACCGGGTGCAGCGGCTTGCCGCCGCCAACTAACACTTTGAATGCCTGTATGTCATCGATCATCGCTTGATAGCGCATCGGGTCAGGCAGCAATTCCATCCCAAACCCATCGTTTCGACTCATCGGTTCGCGGTACATCTGAATCAGGCATATCGGCTGACATTTGGCCCGCTTGATGGCTGAATCAACCAACGCATGATCGGTAATCGTCCAGTCCAGTTTTAATTCCGCCGGCTCCTTCAGACCCGCTTGAATGCAACAATCCTCGAATTGGTCTGTGTCCCGATATTCCTTGCGCATCGAGTAATGGGCGGTGATATCGACGGCCCGGCTAAAGGGGCGCGTCACCACGGCATCGCCCAAAGGCCGGAACAAGTCAGGCCAGTCGTTGTAGACGCGCAGCTTTTCGCCCTGATTGACCAGATGACGAGCTACCGCTTGAACATACATTCCATCGCCCAAGCCGCGACCGCCGCGTATCGATCTCATATCCTTAGCGGCTCGATGACAGTGACACGCTTAACAATCGGGAATTTATAGCTGACGAAATAGCCCAGGCCGTCATTGATGTGATCAAATCCCGATGCCTTGTCCGGTTCGCCGTGCTTGTCGTATGCCTGCTTCTCTAAGGCTTCCACCAGCGTCGGGCAGGTGTCTGGGTTTACCTTCAAGTCTCGATCTCTGATCAGCTTGTTGACTGCCAGAACGCGATCCTTGACCGCCGGATTAGATGGATTCACGCAAACTCTGAATCCGGCCTGTCGGAGTAGTTCTAAATCCGTGACGCTGGCGTTGTTGCTCTTCCGGCTGCCGCCAGATGCGTCTGGGTAGACGAATATCGAATGGTCAGGATGTCGGCTCTTGAGTAGTGCAATCATGGCCGGGGTATCGAATACGTCGGTGTATTCCATCACCGCGTGCGGCTTTCCATCACGCAGAACACTGACAACGCAAGCCATCTTGCCGACATTAAAATCAAGTCCGCAGTGCAGCGGCTCGCGCTCTTTGATTCTCGCTGGGCTGTTGTTCTGTACGCGGTCGAAATCTGGGTAAACGCTGCCATGCGTGAGATTGACGAATTCGCCATCCAGGTAGGCCGCAAGCAGCGCGCTTGAGTAGCTGGCTTTCAGGCTGTCGATATATCCAGCCGGGAGATTCTTTGCGTTGCTCTCGGTCTTGGCCTTGATGAGCCGATAGCCGTCCGCAGGCGCTTTCTGCCAGCGCTCATAGACGAATCGAAATCCTTCCGGGGTGGTTGCAACCGCAACAGTGTTCAGGCTCCCGTCCGGCTTCTTCTGCCGGTTACGTGAAATGATCTTGTTCCAGACATCTCGTGCCTTTTCGATGGGCAGGGTGTCCAGCTCATCAACCAGGCTATCAGCAACCTCATAGCCGATGATCCGATCAGGCGTGTCCATCGTCCTGAAAAGGATTTGCCCGAAGTCTCCAATCTGGATATATGAATCCGCCCGGTTTATCTTGTGCGGCAGTCCCAACTCGTCCAGCACCTCGGCATATCGCGGGAAGCCAATCGTCCGCGCCATGTCATAGGTCGGCAGGTAATAGGCGATGTTCTGCTTCGGGTACTTGAGCTTTTTTGCTATGGATCGCGATACCGCCGCGTGTGTTTTGCCAGCACCGAATCCACCGCAGAAACAGGGGAATTGATCCTCCGCCGTGACGAATTCGTATTGTTCAGGCGTCAGGCGTATCTCTGACAAATTTCACCTCTGGCGGTATAAGTGGCGCGCCATCTTTGCCAGTCACTTCGGCGGATAATTTGTCGCCCCATTTCTTTGGGTCTAGCCGTGCGGCGAACCATTTGCGGGTATCAACCCTCAATCGATCACGTTGCACGTCGCCGCTGACATCATCCGAAATCTCTAGCGCTTCCTCAGCCAGCAATGCCGCCCTCTCATACATAGCGCGCGCGTATTGATCGCCTATTCCATGGCGCTCAACGCCCTCCAGAAACGCTTGCAAACTAATTCCAAGTGATTCGGTGGCGCGCCTTGCGCTCATGCCTGCGGAAATCATGCTCAGTACGCGCTTGCAGTTTTCTATCGTTCCGCGCTCTGGCCTTCCTCTTTTACCTGCCATTGCCGTTTCCTACCGTACAACCTTGTTTACCGCCTTCCACAGCAGATGCCCGTAAAGCATCCGCGCCGCCAAGACGGTCACGATTCCAAGTGCATATCCGATGATGAATTCCATATCAGTGCACCGTGACGTAAGCCGAAATATCGATGATGAATTGCTCGCCATTCGGACTCAGGACGATTGCGCCCCAAGGTTGATCGTCGCCCATTAGGCCGATTACCTGATGCTCTGCGGCTAAACCGTCGGCGTTCATCAGCATCAGCGTTCCACCTGAAGTGCATCACATTGGGCTGAGCAATCCGATTCTCAAGGCCATCGCAGTTACCGCAAGCGTCGTCATCAATGATCCGGAAATTGACGTGACCTATGACGATGTTCGCAAGGTGCTGGGCGGGTAACGATCCTAACCGGATCGTGACTGGGAAACTGATGCTGATG